ACATATAGTATAGTAGTTTCAGGATGCTTAGTTAACCACCATGCTGTACGATAAGCTATTAACTTTGACTTCATGTGTCCACGAGGAAGTAATACTAGTTGGTTTTCTTTAGCACCTTGCCTTTGCCACCAAGATATTAACTCTTCATGTACTGCACCTACCATTAAATGAGGTGCTACTAGTCGTATAAAGGTCAACAGGTCTGCTTCTGCTGCCTCTCTGATTTGGTCAATCTGACTCATTATTTTCTCTTTTTAGATTTACCTGCTTTAGATAATGCAATAGCCACTGCTTGTTTCTGAGGCTTACCTGCTTTAATTTCTTTTTTAATATTAGCAGATATAGTTTTTTTAGATGTACCTTTTTTAAGTGGCATTATTTCTTTTTCTTTTTACCCCAATTATTTTGCATATCTTTATATGCTTTAGCACTAATAGTAGATTTCTTTTTACTTCTACTAGTCCCTGCTTTTTTTCTTTTATTTATATTTTCTACTAAACTCATTACCATTTTACCTTATCTGCCCAGTAGGCTGCTGACATTTTACCTTTAGCTATATTCTTAGCATGTCTAGCTTTAAAAGACTTTTGTCTATTCTTTTCTTTTTCTGTAGTAGGATTAGCTCCTGCACCTTTTTTACCTTGTTGTCCAAAGCGAATAAGCTTTACCTTATCTCCTTCTTTAGCTACAACAACATGTGATTTAGTAGGATGACCAGGAGTCTTCTTAGGTTTATTATAACCTGATACACCTGCTCGTTCTAGTCTTGGGTCCTTTGCCATTCTCTTACCTCTCTTGCATATTCAATTTCATTTATAGTTACTTCTTCTACAATTACTATTGGTTTTTTAGTAGCACAGCTAGTTAATAATAATGCTATAAGTAAGTACTTCATTAATTAGGTTTAGCTAATTGTCCACCAAAGTAAAACTCTACAATCATAGTAGCCCATTGAAAGATCTCATCAAATTTATAAAGACCTTTAATTGTTGTAAAAGTTTCTCCACCACCAATACTAAATAAACCTAAGAAACTAAAACCTTCTGATGTAGATCTAACTACTGTATCAACACCAAAGATTCCTGCTAGTGGATATATAGCTACTAAAGATAATATAACTAATATAAGTATTCGTCTATTCCATGCAGCAAATGGAGATTCACTTGCAGCAACTTCACGTGCTTTGTCTATTTGTTTTGCCTTAACAGCAAACTGAGCCATTAACATTTTTTGATTTTCATGGGCTTGTGCTGATTTAATTGCAGTTAACTTTGCAAAGAATCCTAAAGCAATTGGTATTAAGTGTTGTAATAATCCTAGCATATTAATACTCCAGTGGGTTAGTAGAAGCTTTACGTAAGGCTTTCATCTCTGCACGTAAACCATCTAAGTTAGCATTTACTTCTGAACGTACACTAGATAATGTAGCTTCTACTTCTCTTTGATTACCTCTAGATTCAGCAGCTACTTCTCTTGCTAAAGCTAGAGCATCACTAGCTTTTTCTTGTGTTACAATAGCACGTTCCATAATTTCTACAATACGATTTTGTTGGCTATTTAATTTAAGATCTATTTCTTTAATTTTAGATTCATCGTATGAATTAATTACCGAGACCATATCGTTGTAAAGGGTGATTCCCATGTAACTGATACCACCGATGACGGGCAATACTGTTAAAACGATCCCCAATATCATCTGATTGGATAAAGTCAAAGAGAAGGTTTTGTTCTTTTGCGTAGTCATCAGTAGTTCCTATATAGTCTTCTAAAGGTTGAGTATAAATGTTATTTGAAAGTTCCAAAGTTTTCAACATAAGCACGACTCCAAACCCTGGCACTACTTCCTCGTTTTCCTTTGTCTTTGGAGCTTGAGGCTCTGGAGTTGTCTCTTGCTTCTGTTCTGATTGAATCTCTGTTTGAGGCATTACTGCCTCTTGCTCTATAGGATTCTGTTCCAATGGTACAGGTTCTACATGCTGTGTTGTTACTTCTACGGAAACTTGACTCGAAGTATTTATCGGTGATGCAGGATTCAATGGGCTTTCTATACTTGTAGGATTTGTTGCTTTTAGACTGCACGTGTTCGATACTTGTAACCACCCAGAGCTCTGTGGAGCCGAGTAAGGTGTCGAGCATGTTGTCAATCTTTGTTCCAATATTAAGCCATCGTAACCAGGTTCGCATGTTACTTGTCTTTCTTCATTACTTTCAAAACAAGTTGGTGGATCTGGAACACAACTTGATGAAGTATCCACCCAATCAGTCCAACTATCAGTTTGACAACTGTAATACCTAGCTTGGTTAATAAGTCCACTAGTGTTAGGCTCAATGCAACTAATTGTTCTTTGTTCAGTTTGGTCCACGCAAGGGGTATAGCTACTACAGATTGGATCTTGAGGCATATAGCTAACACACCAATATTCAGTGATAGCCACTTCTTCTTCAATGTCGAAACACTCAAGTGATTCTTCAACCATGTAACCATCTGAGTCAGGTGTGTATGTACAGTACCAAGCATTTGCATTACTCCATGTTAAGAGGAATAACCAGAACAAAATTCTTGCCATATAAATCCTCAAATCGTTTAGGGTATAAATCATACCAAGCAGATCTAGCTGCTACTCCAGTAGCTCCACCAATAGGACAAGGACTACCAGATAATTCCATAGCATTCCATACTTTAATGTCTTCACACATTACAGATACGGCTGCTACTTTAAGACCTAAATCATTTAAAACTTTTGCATACTTACGTCTTTGGCATCCATCATCTTCAATAGCTGTACCTCCTGCTAATGATATAATACCTCCAGATACTGCTCCTGTTACAGGGACTACACATAAGTCTTGTGAGTAAGCAGATATACTAGGAGCTATAGCTGTAGGTACAGGCATACCTCGTTGTTCAATAATTGTTCTAGTTTCAGCATTAGCTTTATTAATTATCATTGTTGATACAACAATACTACCAAATCCTAATATAATAGTCCAAAGAAGTTTATTAAGGACTGCTTCTATTTTATCTATACGAGCGTGAATATTAGCATACCTTTCTGCACAGAGTTCTTCGTGAGAATTTAATCTTTGTTCTACTTCTTTTGGAGTTGTCATAATTAAACTTGATAAGGAAAACGTGCTTTAATTTCAGCTACTTTATCTAACCATACTTGGTTTTCTATGTCACCTCTTTGAACTTGAAAGAATAAAGGATCAGCTTCTTTTTCATAAGCAGACTGTCTATTTTTTTCTTGCTTTAAATTATAATTATTTTTATAATTCTCTTCAACATTAGCAGGAATCCAATCATCATTTACATCAGAAACTGTAGCATCACCTATTGCTACTTTTAATATATTTTTATTATCACATACCCATCTATCATTTTCTTCTATAATTGAATTAAAAGGTCCATAAGATTTTGTATTACTAAATAATGCTTTCATTAAATTTCCTTCCACATTAAACCACTGTAAGGGTCCATAATATAATCACTAACTATAGATTTTCTATTATTAAATGCTACAGTGTTTTCATCATCTGGAGATGCACCCCAATAATCATTATAAATATCAAGTCGTGACTTAAAAGGTATGTAAATTACTTTTTCAATATTAAATTTAAAATAGTCTTCTCGAACACCATCTGTTGCTGATTTAAATTCAAATGTGCCTAGAAAAGCATAATCACTTGGATTAGCTCTAATTAAAGGATTTCCTAAATAAGCAGATAATTGAGAATGTTCCATGCCATGAAAACTACTAACCCTAATATGATACTCAGAATCTATTGATATGTTTTTATAAAAATCATTACAATTCATTATATATTTAGGATTATCAGCAACTTTAACTCCATCTTCAAATCTACAAGTATAAGGTAAATTAGTATGAGTGAGTATTGTTGTTGTACCAATAGTTGAATATCCTGATATTGTTACAGAGTATCCACCAAAAACTTGAGGACAATTTGTATTTACTAGATAAACTGTTCCTGAACTTCCAGGTTCTTTAAAAACACATAAATTAGGAAACCTATGCTCACCATCTAGATCATATGCCCAATTTATACGATACAAAGAAGGTGTAGTAATATCTAAATAGTCTGATAAGGTTCCTCCATAACTACCAGAAGATCCTGTTATTTCTACAATATATAAACTAGGTCTTACATGAGTAGTGTTAGTACCATCGTAAGAAGATATATAAACATAATTACTATCAACACACATTGAACATTGACTTCTTCTAAAAGTATCGGTAGAAGGAGTATTATCATTTGGAAATGTTAGTTGTACAGATTCTGTAACTGTAGTACCATTTACATCATAAATAAAAAATCTTAAATCTGCTGGATTATTTGCCACAACTAAAACAGTACGACTATCATAAACAAAATAATCAGAAATAACATCGATTGTTCTTGTACCTCCAGTAGCTCCTGCTGTTATAGTAGTTCCTGATAAAGTAACTGCAACAGGAGTTATATTTCCTCCACTAACACAAAGAAGTAATGCTTTAGTTGTTGTTAAAGGAATAATATGTACTTTTGAAGTACCTGCATTAGTACCATCTATAAGAGTAGTTGATCCCCAAGTGTTTGTTGTTATGTTATAACAAACTCCATAAATATCATCATTTGAAAGTTGTCTCCAAGTTGCTAAAATAATATCATCAGACATTCGTTTAATATCAAAATCACCTGATGACCATAGTGTAAATAAATCTGCACTTGAACTATCTGAAAATTCAGATGGATTTATTGGATTTTTATAAATAATATTATCAGGGAAGAAAGACCATACTCCTGCTGCTGTGCTATTATCTAATAATACAATAGGTTTATTTTCTTCTGGAATAAATCCAAAATCTCCATCACCACTTCTACAAATTCTTTGTGGTTTGCCTTGAGGAAAGTCAAATACAAAATAATCACCTACTGACATTGTGGTTGCATCTGGTAATGTAATAAGTTCACAATCACTATCTGTAATTGTAATAACTTGATAGTTATCATTAGCATTAGTAAGAGTTACATTTGAAGTAGCAGTAGAAGTTTCAATTGTATATCCACCTCCACCTCCTGTAGGAACTGCAGATGTCCAAGTAGTACCATTAGATGTTAGTACATTTCCTGATGTACCTGGTGCTACTGTTTGAAGAGCTGATGTACCATTACCTAATAATACATTATTTGCTGTTAATGATGATGAACCTGTTCCTCCATCTGCTACTGCTAGGTCTGTTATACCTGTAATACTACCACCCGTAATAGAAACACTATTAGAATTTTGAGTAGAGATTGTTCCTAATCCTAAAGAAGATTCAACGTGATCTACAATTTGAGATCCTGTAACTTTCTTAGAAGTACCTGCTTCGTTTATTTCAAACTCATTAGCATCAGCTACTGCCGAGGCAGCAGGTAAACCTGAGATTTTTACATTAGCCATATTATTTTACCCTTTTCCAAACTCCATTAATGTTTTTATAAATTAAATAAGGTTCTACCCACAAACCATTATACTTTACATATATATTTAAAATCTGTTTCCAAACACCTTCATCATTATAAAATTGACCTTGACTAAAAGGAATCTTTGTTGCCTTTGCAACTAAACTAGATTCTGCAGTATTTGATAAATTAGTTTCTGTAATTCTATTATCAGAGTCTTCAGTTATTCTAGTATCAGCAGATTCAGTAAATCTTTCAACTGCTACATTAGAACCTGCTTCAAATTGAGCATAATGAATTTCACTCATTAATATACTCTCCTCCAAGAACCTTCATTTTTTCTATAGATTCTTTCAGGTTCTATCCAAGATCCATTATACTTCACATAAATGTTACTAAGCTCTTTCCAAATTCCTGTTACTTTAGCGTAAGGTATAGAAGTAAATGCACTATATGTTTCTGTTATATCTGCTGTACCTGTTCCTGATAAAGAAGTAGAAGCATTTAATATTTTAAGAGCTTCACTACTTAAACTTCCATTAGCAGATAAACTGCTTTGTCCTCCTAAAACTAATCCACCTATTTTATCAAAAGTGCCTGTAGCATTTAAACTAACAACACCATTAGCAGTAAAAGATTCTGTAATAGTTAGAGTTCCTGTAGCTGTTAAACTTTTATTTACTTTAACCTTAACTGTATTATCTAAAGAACCTGTAGCATTTAGTTCACTTCTACCTGTTAGTAGATTAGTACCTACTGTTACTTTACTACCTGAGGAACTTAAACTTGTAACACCATTTAAAGTTAGATCTACTTGTTTATCTAAAGTTCCAGTACCTGTTAACGAGGCAGCTAACGTTTGTTTAATAGCAGATAAACATACTAAACTTCCTGAAGAATTTAACGAAGAGTTTCCTACTCTTTGGAAACCTGCAGAAGAAGTTAAAGAACCTTGTCCTTGTAGATTAGTAAATCCAAATAAAATTTTATCAGCACTACTTGCTAAAGTACCAGATCCATTTAAACTAGTACTTGCATTTTTTATTCTATTAGCAGAACTTGTTAAGTCTCCAGAAGCACTAAGTGAACTAAAGACTTCAATAAAGTTTTCCGTTATACGAAAAACACTAGCTTCCGTAATACGAAGATCACCTGCTTCGGTTATACGAAAGCCGTCAGCCATGACTTACCTTAAGCTAAAGTTAAGTCGATGTTACCTGCTGAGAATTCTAATGTATCTCCGTCAGCAACAGTCTTAGATGCAGTTAAAGCACCATGCCATAAAAGGTTACCACTTGTTGAAGCATCAAAAATACCAATGTGAGTTACAGTACCATAGTCACCACCAGAAGCTGTAAAAGTTACTGCACCTGAGTTAGATGTTGTACCACCTGGTGAAGATGCTGCATCAAACGTTACTGATTGACGTGAGTAGCCTCCTGTTGATACTTCAGTACCTCCTCCACTATCTGAAGGTGCTGCTGTAAATAATCCTACATACCATGCAGTAGGTCGTGTTGCAGTCCCACTTGTCATTAGCCAATCTAATAACAATGCTTCTGCGTGATCCGATAAAGCTGCCATTTATTTCTCCTGTTTAATTAAGCTGATACTCTGAACCAAATATCTCCATCACTACCACCTGAAGGAGCACTTGTACTGATTGTTACTCGATCTACTAATGCTAAGTAGTCATTGTAAATAGTTTGCATTTCTGCTTTATAATCTACACCATTAACTGTAATAGAATCTACATTAAGTAGACCATAACCATTCATATCTAAATCTTGTTCCATCTCATTAGGTTCACCAGATGGATTGTTACGATATAAAACTTTATTATTTAATTCTGATTCAATAGCATTAAAAGCATTATTTAATGCTGTAGTACTTGCATATCCTGATGTTATGTCACTAATTGTAAGTTTAGCCATTTTGTTTTCTTCTAGCCTCTTTAGTTAAATTTGTTTTGCGAGAAACTTTTCTAAGATTAGACTTAGTATTATTTCTAGGATTATTGTCTTTATGATCTACTACTCGTGGATCACCCTTCGTTAGTCCTGCTTTTTTACGAGCCGCATTACGAGAAGCTCGATCTTTTACTCGACTAGGTTTCTTTTTCTTTTCCCAGTTAAGTTCCTTTTTATAATCTCTTTTACCATTAGTTTGAAAAGGCATTAGTCTTTTCCTACAACTTTAAGACCTATACGTTCTAGATCTGATTCAAATTCTTTTTTAAGCTTAGTATCAGCTTTAAGTTCTCTTTCTATTTCTTCTTTAGAAGGTCTACCACGTTTTTGTATGTAACCCTTCTCAACTAAATATTTAGATGCCTGGACTCCTTTTGCATCATTATCACGAGAAGCATATATAAGTGCTTTAAGACCCTGAGCCTTAAGGCGAATATCTACTTCATCTCTCCAGGACTGTATTGTATCTTTAATAGCTGGAATAGTTTCATTAGCTAGCCTAACCCAGTGATCCCAGGATCCTAAGTTATCTACAGCAAACTCATACTCATAGCCAGGAATATGATCATATGTCATATATATCTTTTTAAGAGATTTATATGTAATACCATCTCTTTCTATGTCNTCATCTTTTAACGTAAAGACAGGGGGATACTTGGAGGTATCCACCTGATGTCTTAGTTCCCAGAAAAGGGATTGAGTGCGATAACGACCACCGTCGTCTTTAAAAGAAGTTTTCATAAGATAAAGTATTACTCTCTACATAAATATTATAACACAAAAGAGGATAAATGTCAAGCGTTTTCTCAAGACATAGGTATCCTCTTCAGCATATTTGTATTAAGCAATTCTAAATACTTTATTCTTAATTAATAAGCTTCCTTAGAAGCTTTATTATTAATGCTTAATAATACAGATATTTTAGCATATTTTTAAAGAAAAGTCAATAGATAAATAAAAGATAATTGATTTATTTTACTTATTACCCTACTCGAACATAATTACCATTACAGACCCTATTAGTAGCAAAGCTATGCGAGAGGTCGAACTTGCCTCGAGCACCAAAATTGTTCCAATCGGATATTGATAATTTCTGTGAGATATTTTTTTCTTGTAATTCACTTAAACAATGTAGAGTATTCCCCCCTTGTGGGGGTTACAATGACACAAAATTATTCAAACATTGTTAATTATTTACTTCGACACTGATTGATTTGTAACTTGTATTACAATTAATTAACTATTCGCACTAATAAATTATTGTTTTCATTGACATTCTTATAATTTATTCTATATAATTTATTATTATTATGTTCTATGTGTATATATTATTATGTAATATACTATATAATTTATTATATCTATAATATAATTCAATAAATTTAATATATAATTTAATATATATAAAATATAATTTAATATATATAAAATAT